GAAATACGCAGGATAGAGGATGTTTCCGACGCTCTCAGTAATATGGCAGACATGGTTGAGAACATCGACGCAGGTCTTGCCAAAACGATCCGGTCAGCCTCTTCCCTCGTTCGTTCCGTTTCCGACCTTACACGGTCCATCGGTGAAAGAAATATGATATCTGCCGTTGGTGCTTCCTTTGGTATTCTCGGCAGCGTTGCGGGTATGTTCGAGAGCGAACAGGTATTGGCCTCGAACCAGTATGCAAATGCCATGGAGGGCGTGAACCGGTCACTGGAACGCCAGACTGACCTCCTGCGGAAATTGAACGGTGTTGCAGAGCTTTCCGGCATGGTGGATATGTTCGATTCATTGAATAAAAAAATTGATGCATCGGTTGAATCAGCTGCCAACCTCAATGCCATAATCACGCCTACCGGTAAGAAATACAAACTGAAAGATTTCGTTGATGACGTGAGCAAGGAAAGTCTCGAGGCGTTACTGACGAGCAATTCAAAACTGCTGAATGAAGATTTCCGGGATGCCATAAAAGCTGCCCTCGATGATATCTACGAAGCCGAGAATCAAATGGCTACATATATGGATGATTACAAGGAAATGCTGACCGGCACAACCTCGGAATCAATTGCCGATTCCATAGCCGATGGTTTTAGCCAAGGCCTTGATTCGGCAGAGGTGTTCGCAAAAACCTTTGAGGGCTTGATGCGTCAAGCACTGGAGAATAATTTCAAGCGTGAACTTATATCAAAATACCTCAATCCGTGGAATGAAAAATTTGCTGAATATGCAGAAGATGGCCTATCCCCTGAGGATATCTTTGCCCTCGATATCTTGCTTAAATCGATTCTCCCCGAAGCAGGAAAGGCGTACGAGGCCTGGGATAAGCTGCTTGATGAATACGACATCGGTGAAGCAGACAACGCCTCCGGGCTGGCCGGTGCCATGGCCGGAATCACCGAAGAAACAGCCGGTCTTCTCGAGGGACAGTTCCGGGCCGTGAAAATCAACACCGCCGAAACCAATATCCATATGTCGGATATGCTCGATATCATGGACAATATCCTCCTTATCAATTCTCAGATAGCGGATAATACGAAGCCTATCAAAAACATCGAACGCCTGTTGGCCACACAGGGCCGCCCAAACACCAGCACGAGAGCTACAGGAGTGCAATAAATGTCACTCGGATATACCATAGATGGAACCGACCTCGAAACAACGTACGGGGTCACTGTATATAAAGTCAAAGGGGCACTTGATTTCCTGAAACGGAAAGGTGATACCGCCTTTGACTGGCCGGATGAAGATGGTGAGGAAGCATTCACCGATGCTGATGATATCGTATTCGAGGCACGGGATATCATTCTTTATTGCCGTATCAAGGCCACAAGCAGAACCGACTTTTTCACAAAACTCAGCAGCTTTAAAGCGGCATTGATCGCCTCCGGCACCCGGACGCTGGCACTGCCCTATATATCTAATACCTTTACGGTCTATTACGTGTCAGGCAGTTCCCTCGACATGCTTTCAAAGTTTGTTTCCAATTCATATATGGGGAAATTCTTTGTGAAGCTGAGAGAGCCGTCTCCGACACGTCCGACATAAGGATAGCCCATGGCAAGTTTTTCTAAATATCTCGCAAACGCTTTAGTCAATCACCTGTTTGGCGCTCCATATTCGGCACCTTCTTCTGTTTTTGTTGCGCTGTGTACGGCGGACCCAACGACAGACGGAACCGGCCTCACCCTTTCCGAACCGTCAGGCGGGGCTTACTCGAGAATGGAAGCGTTGTTCAACGCCGCCGCCGACAGAGCTACCGCGAATAATACAGCGATTGCCTTTCCAACCGCAACCGCGAGTTGGGGAACGATCTCTCACTTTGCCCTTTTGGACGCAGAAACAGACGGGAACGTATTGGCGTACAAGTCTCTGGATGTTCCTCGGCGTATTATTGCTGATGGTGGATTTAACATCCCCAATGGCGATCTCGACGTTTCGATGAACTTTGCCTGTGTGAGTGACTATCTCGCAAACGAATTACTCGATCATGTGTTTATTGACAGCGCCTTTTCCGCCCCGGCTTCCATATTCGCTTGTCTGTGTACCGCCGTTCCTGTGCATAATGACAACGGCTCAACAATCGCTGAACCGGCAACCGGGAATTATGCCAGAGTGGAACATAACGATTGGGAAACGGCCGCCGATGGTCTTTCATCGAACGCCAGTAAAATTACCTTCCCGAAAGCTACCGCTACCGTTGGTACAATAACACACTTTGCGATTGCGGATGAACCGACAGCCGGTAATCTCCTACTGAACGGACCTATTGGTGGCGAAACGCAGATACTCGAGGATGATGAACCGATATTCGACGTGAACACTCTCATTGTACGATTTATACCAGCGTAAGGCAAAACATGGCAGAAGTTGAACTCACAGGAACGGCGGAAGTGGATATTGAATTGGCCCTTGCCGTATATATGGTGTGGCATTTAAGCGGTATAGCTTCCGCAGAACTCACAGCACGGCTCGATTATGAAGACGACGATATTACCGGGATGATAACGAGGTATTAAATGGTACTTGGCATATACAGGAACAAGGCTATACGTGATACAATAAAGGTGTCTGACAATGCGTTTCTTATCCGCCGTTTTTACGGTGAAAACCAGATTGTGATAGAAACCGATGAACGGGAACCGCTGAATCTCCAGATCGGGGATTACGTGGTCTATAAGGGTCTGAAATACTATCTGAATACCGTACCCACTGTGACAAAGAGTTCATCCATTACGTACCGCTATTCCATTGTTTTTGAGGCTGAATATTACAATCTCACAAAAGTACAACTCCTTGAATCCGGTGAACCTGATTTCAACTTTTCCGGCAGTGCGGAAGACATGCTGGACCTGATCATCACGAACCTCGATAGGGTGTATGAATCCGGCACATGGACAAAGGGCACGGTCAGCATCACCAATACCGGCGACAAGCTCCTGAACTTCTCCGGTGAGCATTGCCGCGGTGTGTTGAAACGTATCTGTGAGGAATTCGATTGCGAGGTATCGTTCACAAAAAAAGCAATCAGCCTCTATGACCGCGTGGAAAACCTGTCATCCGTTGCCCTCGAGTACCGGTCAGGACTGCGGGGATTCACACGGACAACCGAATCCGACAAGAATATTGTTACCAGGTTGTATCCCCTCGGATCAGAAAAGAATCTCTCAACTGATTACGGGAGCACCCGGTTAAAACCATCCGAATCAAAGAACCTGTTGAGTAATCCCGGTTTCGAGACTGGCAGTTTTACCGGATGGACATCATGGGGGACCCCGGTCGTACGTGATATCGATACGGATAACGTGTACGAGGGAACATATTCCTACGTACATTCAGCGACAACAGAAAACAACGGCTCAATGCAGACAGTTGCCGTTTTGCCAAGCACGGAATACACACTTTCGGCATGGGTGTACGGCACACCCAATAATGATAGTCTCAGACTCATGGCAGACGTAAATGGCACGTATTATAAAGCGTATATCACCAAGGAATTCACCTGGCACCGTACATCGGTCACATTTACAACCGGGGCGGGTGACACCTCCATCACTATCTATGTTGGCGGTGGTGGGACAGGGTGGTTCGATGCAATCCAGCTTGAACGGAGTGACCAGCCATCACCGTATGACATTGGTGACAGCATCGAATACCTCGAACGCAACGTTGACGAATACGGGATTATCGAGAAGACGGTTATTTTTGATGATGTGTACCCAAGCAGGACAGGGACCATCTCGTACGTTGACGGCAGCAATGTACTCATATTCCGTGATTCCGGCATGGATTTTGACCTGAACAGCTACCTGCTCGACGGTGTAACAGCGAAGTTGCATTTTCAGACAGGGAGCCTTGCCGGATACACATTCGATGTTGAAACCTATACGGCTGGCACGAAACAGTACAAGCTCATCACTCAGACGTTCCAGAGCGGGGCAGAGCTCCCGTCTGCGTCGGAGAAACCCGCCATTGGCGATACATACGTCCTGCTGGATATCAAGATGCCTACATCGTACATCAATACAGCGGAAGAGGAACTGCTTGTCCGAGCACAACGATATATCGAAGAGAATGCCGAGCCAAGGGTGACGTATGAACTCGATACAGATCCTCAATATTTCAAACAGAATTATATCAAACCAGCAATCGGTGATCAGATTACGGTCACGGACACTGACCTTTCCGTCAGCACGGTTGTCCGGGTCACTGAAATAAAATCGTATCTCCTGAATCAATACAAATGCGAACTTGTCCTCACGAACCATCCAGAGGCAGGCACGGCACAGACATTGTATGACTCCGGTGCCGATACAAAAAAGAAGCTCGACCAGAGCAAGGTATCCGATCTCACGAAAGCATTGAATAACTGGCGCGGATCAGAAGAATTGCATCACATTATTGTTGATGAAAACGGGTATATCAGAATTGGGCTTATGACGGCTGATAATATTATTGCCGGGACCTTGGTATCAAACAACGGCAACACGTATTTCGATATGGACAACAACAAGCTCGTGATTGGGGCCGGTGAAGGGGCGATCGCAGGGACAACAATCAACAGCATCGAGGACGGAGCTGATGTCACCGCCGGTAAGACGGCTGCCGGGATCACCGGACAGGGGGATATGGCCCTTGAGGATTTAGTCGAGTTTGACAAACTCAGCACGACAACGATTATCAGCGGCGGGTACATAAAAACAGGCCTTGTATCGTGTGATAATATTAATACCGGGACATTGACTGGCCGCACGGTACAGACGGCTTCCAGTGGCCAACGGGCCGTTATAGACGGCTCCGACAACACGCTAAGGTTTCACACAGCCGCAACGGATAACGTAGTTGTAATCGACGATACTATAAGCGCATCATTACCGGGCATGAGGATAGAAAGCGCAGGGCTTGGCGGGGTTGTTTTGATAAAGAAGGCATCGGATGAGTATAGTCAATTAGCCCACGATTCTATATACATCAAGGGGTCTAATGGAGACATCCTTTACGGTCAATACAACTACCTAAGCATACACGGTTATATGAATGCCCCACTTGGTTATTATATGGGCGCCTCGGCAATTATAACCTCCGCCAAGGTTCTCCAGAATGTTACAGCCAACGCTTCTATTATTAACGCAGGGGTATTTGGCACCACCCGCATCCCAGACCTATCGGCTACGTACGCAGTAAAAGCCCATACACACAAAATTGAAGACCTGACATACGGTACAGGCTCTGGAGGTACAGCAACAAAAGTGTTCGGGTGGTCGTCTACGTATGGCTATGGCTTATATGATGTTTAACCGGTAGAATTAACCGGCTTGCATATCATTTGATTGGAAACCTATTACCGGAACGAACTAATAAGGAGCATTATGAAAACGGTTGATGATATGAAAAAGAAGCTTATCGAAGCTCTCACAGTTACCCGTTCTAATATTCTCGTATTAAGAGACAAAGAGCAGGCTTTACTCCAGCAGCTAAATGCCCTTGAAGCTGTCGGCAAGCCCCTTGAGATCGAACTGGCTGAGATGTGCGAGAAGTGTCAAGAAACACTACCGGAGGATGAAGATGCAACCGGGTGATTATATCGAAATCGCTGTTATCATCATCAGTCTCGCTATTGGTTTTATCGGCCAGACAATCTATTTCCGGGGTAGCTTTTCCGAGAAACTTATTGCGCAAAGGGAACGTGTGGTAAAGCTCGAAAAGAGCGTGAGCTTAAAGGCCGACAAGGAAAGCGTAATTGAGATCAAAGAGGAGTTGGGGAAAAAGACCGATGACAAGGAATTCACGATTCTTCGGGCGGGTGTCCAATTTGTGGATACGTGCAAAGCGAATTATACCGGCCTTAAAGACCGCGTTGGTGCTCTCGAACGCATCAGGAACGGAAGAAAGGAAGATGATAACTGACGATCTGCTGTGTCTGATAGAGGACAATGAGGGGTTTGAAGCATTGCCGTATCGTGATACTGTAGGCAAGCTGACAGTCGGATTCGGTCATAACCTGGACAGCCCCATGCCAAAACACCTCGCACGGTTGATACTGAAAGAAGATATCAAAATTGCTATCCGTGATCTTGTAAAGGTGCTACCTGATATCGATACGTATTCTACGAGCCGCAAAAATGCTTTGACGGATATGTGTTTCAATCTCGGCTTGACAAAATTCAAAGGATTCCAAAAAATGATTGTGGCTGTAAAAAATGATGATTGGGAAACGGCAGCAAAAGAAGCCGAAAACTCTGACTGGTACAATCAAGTCGGCATACGAGGAAAGAAAATAGTAACACTGATTCGGGAAGGATAAAATATGAAAATACATGATATGAAACATAAAATCTGCATGATAACCTTGTTGCTGTTACTGTGCATTCTAAGCGTTCCAGTATACGCCACGGACTATTATGTTGACGCTGATGTTGTGGCCGCCACTATTGGCGATAAGGACAGTAAAGTCGTGAATGATGGCAAGACACCAGAGACGGCGTTTGTCGACTTTCCCGTGAACGGGGAAACTCCTATTGCCGAGGAGGGTGATAGATTCCTTGTTTGCCCGTATGAGAAATCATATCGTCACTTCATAGCCCAAAATGAAAATATAACTATAATCAAAGATGGAGAGGGTGATAACCCTGTTATTTGCACTGTTGACATGACAGGCTCCACTTTCTGCATTCTACAGCAGGCGGATAGCCTCACCGTGGAGGGTGTCGATCTTGATTGTAGCCAGTGTGATTCTCAGGCGAGTCATTTTGGTATCCGCACAGAGGGCGATGTCAAGGGGACATTTTTAGCCGACTGCAAAGTTATCCGACCCGCCGAGGACAAGTTTGCTAAGAATCAAACTACCCAAAAGCAGATGACATTCGAGTTTATATCGTTTGCCAGCGAATCAAAAACAGCAGAGTTGTCTGTTGACTCAGTGGTGTTTGAGAACGAGAAAGTAAACGATACATGGCTAACAGATCGGGCAAAAGAGGATGCAACCATTTTAATAGAAGGTAAAACTTTAGTGCCAACTATTACCGAAGTGGAGGCGTCCAGATGAGACAAAGAATATATACTATAACATTACTTCTTCTGCTCTGTATTATGAGCGTTCCGGCTCATGCTACTGATGTATATCTTCGTGATGGCGGTACTGGTGATGGATCAGACTGGACAAATGCTAGAGACGATATGTATAACGATGGGTCTTATGATAGACCAACTCGTGGGAATACATACTGGTATGCGGATGGGACTTATACAGGGATATATACAACTGAAGCAAAATGTTATGGGGCGCTACCGGATAGTTTAATTTTAAAAAAAGCCATTATTACTGACCACGGTACGGACACAGGATGGCTTGATGAGTATGGTAATGGAGTGGCTACACTTGTTGGTATTGTTAGAATGATGACGAATATGACCTTAGACGGCCAGAGTCGGACATCATTAACAGCAGGGCATGGATTTAAGGTTGATAGGTCTAGTGCTACAACATATAGCACTCGGGGAATTTCTACCGCATACGGCGATTCAAATATAACAGTTGATTATGTCGAAGTTGAAATGGGTGGGATGGATCTTGCTGACGGTGTGGTTCAAGACGGCATATATACCCCAAGCAATGTTCTCAATTTGAATGTTTCACACTGTTACGTTCATGAGTTTACACGGACTGCTGTACTTTGTAATAATTCTATTGATACAAGTTTTGAATATAATTATTTCAGTCATGGGCATAATACTGACTCTGGTATTCACAATGATGGCATAAAATTTACTCTACAGGCGAATGCAAATCTCACAGTTCGCTGGAATTATGTCGTTGACTGTGAGGGAACTGGCGCAATTGTTATTGAGGATTCCGAGACAGCAAGCCATGCTTATATTTATGGGAATGTTATTTATAATACGGATAATGACAAGTACGGCTACAGCAATGGGGCTATTTGTAACGGTGGAAGCGACACAAATACCTATAT